TGCTCCGGAGCAAATAGTTGGGATGCGTTCATCTCATTCCCCATCAGAACAATGGGCGTCTGTGGGGTGAGTGATGTCAGCCCCTGTGAGTTGTTGTTAATGGGATGCTGGCTGCAATGCGTGTATACGGATGTAATTAGAGTGATTACGGTGGCAAATGTGAAAAAGGCCACGTTAAGCAGCCTTGTCATATTTATTTTGAGAAATTATTGGGTTATTGCTCTATCTTACAATTAAGTAGAAGCAAGCCCTTAGCCAAACCAGTCTGCTACTTTTTTCGTCATCCCTGTAAGGTTTTCGAAATGCTTAGCATTGGTAGAAGTAACATGATAATCCTTGAAGCATTTGAACATTTCTTCTTCCCAATTTACCTCTACCCCGGCTTCCAACATCCATTCATCCTAACCATAGGATGGCTTTGGATTATCAGCATTGACAATCAAGGAGTTCAATAACGGATAACCATTATCATAGCAAAAATGCCCTAAACAACCTGCATACTTTCCCACAGTTCCACGATCAAGGCCAAAAATCCCCTGTAATTCATAATAAGGGATTAGTCTCTTATGGCGAGCTGCATTAATCATATAACGTAAAAAAATATTTAATATTTTCGGATCAACAATACCACTGTACACGAGTTACTTCCCTATATTTCAATGAGAACAACATTAAAATATAATCAACTATTCTTATCAATCGTAATTTATCATTTTGAACACATAACCTTATTTATCTCTTGTTCAGTTTGACGAAAACGTTCCTCTTCCAGCTCAACCCCCAATACACGACGATTGAGTTTCAACGCGGCTTTCAGTGTTGCCCCGGAACCCATAAAGAAATCCGCCACCACATCTCCTTCCCGGCTGCTGGATTGGATAATATGTGCCATTAAATCAGCAGGCTTTTCGCAAGGGTGCTTGCCCGGATAATACTGAACAGGCGCAAAATGCCAAACATCGGTATAAGGCACTGCTGCCGTGACTAAGAACGAACGGCGCATTAAGCCATATTCCTGCCGCAATTCATCATACTGACGCGACAGGGTTAAATGAGATCCCACCAGTTCAGCATAAGGGGTGTTCAATTCGCCACGCTGGTGCTTTTCATTAGCGATACGGTCAAACAGTACCTGTAACTTTTGGTAGTCGGTTTCATTGGGTAACTGCCACTGGCTGTCGCTGAACCAGTGACTGGCCATCTGCTTCCCGGTGGCGGCGTGAATGTCTTTTGCTGTGACGCCTAACGCTTTTCGGGCATCACGAAAATAATCGACCAGCGGTTTAAATACCGACTGTTTCAGTTTCTGACATTGTTTGAAATAGCCATCGCCTTTCGGGTGATAGGGACCTTGGTAATGTTCGGCAAAAATGATGCGTTCGGTTGCCGGGAAATACATGCGCAAGCTTTCTTTATTCTGCCTGCGCCACGGTCCTGACGGTTTTGCCCAGATAATATGGTTCAGCACGTTAAACCGTTCCCGTACCAGCAGTTCGGTATCAGAGGCCAGACGCGAACCACAAAACATATACAGGCTGCCGTTCGGTTTCAATACCCGCCAGAACTCGGCAAGCAGTTCATCCAGCCATGCAAGGTATGCCGTGACATCTGCCCACTGGTTATCCCAGCTACAGTCTTTCACGCGAAAGTACGGCGGGTCAGTGGCGATTAAGTCGATGCAGTTATCCGGCAGGGTTTTGATAAATTTCAGAGAGTCGTCGTTAATCAATGTGATACGGTTTAAATTCACAATAGTTTTCCATAAATCGACGCTGACTGGCTCTCAGGAAAGCCACGGTGAAAAGCGTCAACCTTTCACCGTTTAAGACACCATCCTATCAAGGGCAACGCTTGAAAAGCGTGTCATCGTCCCGGCTCTCCATTAAACCCGCCAGACGAAATTGTGTTAACAGTAATTGGCAGCGGGGTTCAGGTAGCCCCGTCAGGATAGAAACTTCGGCAACCGAGACCCAATCATGTGGGGAGAGGGTTTCTAAAACGCAGGCGGCTGTTGTTGTCATATCTTCATGTTTTAGCATGATAATTTTAAACCTCTGGTGAGTTTTGGTGCGTGAACACACATGTAACTCTGACCAGGAACAACAGCAAGTCTTATGTTTATTTCAGGCGGTTATTTCGGGCATAAAAAAACCCCGCGTTTGCGAGGCCTGATAAATCGGTCTATTCGGTGACATTGCAATCACGTTTATCACAATATACTGACTTTTGTAATTACGCAACCGCTTTAACCACTTCTTTTCGCACGCCTTTATTCATTTCCAACGTCACCCCGGAGGCCACCAGAACGCCTTCGACAAACCCTTCCGCCACCTGTACCCGTTTGGTCACTTCGTTATGGGAAATTCCTAAGTGGTCGCTCATTGATCGCAATGCGAACCCCTTAATATAGTGCAGCACAATGAGTTGGAATAAATAAGGATCATGTCGTTTCAGCCGTAGCACTGCGGCATCCAGCGCCATGCCGTCATCATCACAACACGGGGAACGCTTTCTCCGGTTATTGGGTAGCAGTCCCTTAAACCCGGCGGCAACGGAAGACCAGTCCACCGGGCTTTTGCCCTCACAGACCCATGCCCCCCATCGGTTGAGGATCATTCGCATATCACGCATTTATATACTCTCTCACCCACATTAATTTTCTGTGACATTCTGCCCCTTCCACACCTCGTCATACCTCAGACGCCGGCATATTGGCGATATAGTGATAAGGATCTGCCTGTTCCTGGGGCAAAAACTGATGGGATTTTTTGTCCCGGTAAAGCCCGATACCCCCCTCCCAACCATTGCCGTTTCGCTGTTTCTCAATCAGTATCATGGCGGCCGGGCCGGCCAGTTTTTCCCGTTCCTTATCCGTTAACATTGCCCCGGTTTCCTGCTTTTGCAGTACACGCTCACGGGCTTTATTACGCCAGATAATCATCAGGTTGTCGGTCAGGTCAGTAATCGCCCCGGTACCTTTGACATCCATCTTCCCGGTCGGTCTCTCTTCACTGTCACCTTTCCGGCTGTGTGTCACCAAAATAACATGGCTGCGGGTGCGGTTTTTGAAGTCACACAAGGCATCCACAAAGGCTTTCTGTCCGTTGTAATCATCTTCCCCGATACCGCATTTCATCAGGCTGTCGATAACAAACAGCTGAATGCCGTAACGACGCTGGGCATAGTTAAAGATGTCAATCACCCTCGCGGCTTTTGCCGTCCCCGTCAGGCCAAATACCCACAGCCGGTCATCGTAAAATTGAAATGCCGATTCGATTTCTATCACAGGCGGCCTTTCCGAACAGGCCGCTTGCTGGGTCAGGCGCTTAAGCAACTGCCCCGGTTTCAACTCGAAGGAGGCCACACAAGCCCGTATTCCCTGCCCCATCGCTTCACACAGCAGATGCCCTAAAATCTCACTTTTCCCATGCCCGTTAACGCCATTAAGCACCGTGAGTTCTGACTCGCGGAAACTGAAATTAAGATTCAACATTTCCCACGGTGTTTTGAACAGGTATTGTTCCTGACCGTAGAAAGCATCAATAGTGTCCTGATAAAACTCTCTGGCACTGCACAACTCTTCCGGGTCAAAAAAGGCCGCAGTTTCAAGGCAACGAACCACGTCATCCTGTGTCATACCCGCCTGTAAGCACGCATTAATATCCTTGTACGGCAACCTGACTAACCGGCAGCGATACTCCCCCAACCGGTTGGCAATCTCTTTTGCGGCTTCCCGTCCCACGTCGTCGTTGTCCATTGAGATCCAAATTTCCTCGAAGCGATCAAGGTTGTGGTATTCAAACTCAATCCACTGCTGCTTGGCACCCTTACCGCCCCCGAATGGCACAGACAGGGCAGGCAAACCGTACTGGTGATAACTCATGCAGTCGATCTCCCCCTCACACAAAATGAGCAACCGGACGTGATTGGGTATGGCCTGCCAGCCAAACAGACAGGGTTCACACCGGGATTCAGCCATAATCACTTTCTTGCCATTGGGACGCTCAGTACTGATGCGCTTGACTTGCAACAATTCCCCGTTCCGTTTATAGGGAAACGCAATGGCAGGCAATGCCCTGTTTTCAGCATGAAACCAGACGCTGGCATCACCGATCTCAAAAGCCTCCGCCGTCTGGCGGGTGATCCCCCGGCTTTCCAGATAGACATAACACAAGTTGGGTTTGAAAACGTGTTTCGTTAGCATGTTGCGATCTGGCCGGACAAAGTTTTTTTTCTGCTTAGCGACGAAGTGGTGATCGTCATCTGTAATCCCCAGAAACTGTTTTGCCTCCGTCATGGCCTGATGCAGGCCACAGTCACGCACCCGCACCCATAAATCCAGCAAATCACCGCCGGTTCCTTCGGCAAAGTCGGACCAGACTTTCTTGCCAGACAGGTTAATCTTAAGGCTTTTCCCCGCTTCGCCATTGACCGATCCCACTACCCATTCATGCCCTTCTCTGCGCCCGTTAGGAAGCAGATATTTTGTTACACGCGTTACACTGCCCCAGAGTTTTTCCGACAGTTCTTTTGGTGTCATGATGCCCTTCCCTTTAACTTGCTGAATCCCGAGCAAATTGCCAGCCTTGTTATCTCAATCATCGTTCAATGTAGTAATAGTCCCCGTACTTCTGAATGGGGGAATGATCCGGACTCTGATTTTTTTGTGATCCCCTTTGATATGTTTTGGCGTTACGCAACCAAGTGTTCAATGCCCGCCCCCAATCCACAAACCGGGTGCCTTTGCTGGCATGATGGTCAGCAAATTTTAAAAATTCTTCCCGCAGGTTCACGCCCAGCGCATTAGCCAGCGCTTGATGCTGCGCTGTTGGGAAAAAATTGTCTGGCAAGGGGTGTTTGTTTTCCGTTTTTCGTGACGGTTTCTCGCTGACGTCTATAACAGGTTCTTTGACTGGTTCAAAAGAGTGACTGGTTCTGGTGCCAGCTGGCGGCATAGGGGGTATATCACCTGACGGCACAGGGGTGCCAACAGGTGGCATAGGTCTGTTTTCTGGCGGCACAGGGGGTGTGCTTTTTGGTGGCACAGGGGCAACCGATAAATTCAGGTAATAGACATTCGAGGCATTCCCCTTACCGTTATGGTTACCCAGCCTGTTTTCCTTGATAAGCAGACCCATCTCAATCAGCGTATCAATGTGACTTCTCACCGCACTCTTACTGCATTCGCAATGATCTGCAATATGCTGGTATGAAGGCCAGCACTCGCCTTTGTCGTTTGCATTATCCGCTAATTTGATAAGCACCAATTTTCTCAGGGGATTCCCTACCCTGATACTCATTGCCTTCGCCATCAGACTCATACTCATGCTGTTTCCCCCCTGTTACTGTACGCTAAACAACATCCACATGTTCATATCGGATTCATCCAAAACGCCATGCCTCATCAACCACCGGCGGGAATTTATTCATGGTATTTGGCTTCAGGCGGCGGGAAAACTTTAGGCAGATCAGGACGCAGTTCATGAGCCTGGACTGTTCCGTTCGAAAAAACCACAATATCGGGTACCAACGACACCGAAACCCGTTTTTTTCCGTATAACCATGCGCTAATGAGAGATTGTCTGCACCCAAGAACCTGAGCCAGCTTTGTTTGGCTGCCTGCGATTGTTATAACTTTTTTTATCACGTTGTTTTTCATTAATGCCTTCTCCAACACTACAGCAATAACACTATCACTATAGATCACAATAAATCACTATTGGTGTGTTTGTAAAGGTATCACTTTAGAGATAGAATGAGAAGCAGATGTTCCAAGACCGGAGTTCTTGGACTATATACCCTGTATTTCACGTAAATGTGGGAATAACAATCACGGTTCGCTGGTGTCTTTACCCAAGCTCACTGGCTCCCCGTAAGGGCGGGGATAACTCACAGACAGTTAGAGCCAATAATCCTTTTTAAATAGTTTCCTCATCGGTACAGAGATTGAACTGAAGAGATAAATTGATTTGCTCTCTGTAAATACGAAGGTAAACACTCATGAGGCACTTATGACTCTTGCTGATAGATTAAAAGAAGCCATGGCAGATAAAGGACTTACCCAATCCGCCCTTGCCGAAAAAGCCGGCATGGCTCAATCCATGATATGGAAATTACTCTCCGGAAAAGCCGCCAAAACAGGTAAACTCGTTGATTTGGCCAAGGCGCTTGGCGTACGCCCGGAATGGCTCAGTGATGGCAGTGGTAATAAATATCAAACTGATAATGCGGATTTTGCTGTCATGCATGACAACCGTTATGTACCTGTAAAAATTTATGAAGGAGAACAAGGAACCCATGAATCCTTCATGGTTCCTGTTCTTTCTGAATTGCAAGCCCATTTTGATACATGCCGGGCTTATCGTATCACCCAAAATACAGGCTGCGCTGAAGCGCCGGAAGGAACTTTAGTCGTTGTTGATAAAGATGAAGAAATGGCCAATGATGATTTAGTTTATGCACGTATAGGAAATCATTATTCAGTTTATCGTTATAAACAAGGTGGTTCTGTCGGCTTTTTGTCTGTTGACGACACGCGCATCCCATTGATAACCGTCTCGCCTGACATTGAAATAGTCGGTGTTATTGTCTATTTATTTCGTGACATGAAACGAAGACGATAATTTTATCCCCAATCTTTGCTGCATAACTTCCCAGTTTCATTCGAAATATTTCCCAATCATTCTTCTCTTTACGCCAAGACACTGTTTTTTAATACAGTGTCTTGGGTGTTACTGAAATTATTGTGATTATCAAGCTAAAAAACAATTTAAACGCTATCAAATTAAAATCATTTAATATCAATAAGATAATTAAATAAACCCGATTTTTATCACTATAAGCATGGATCTGAAAGAACTTAAGTGATAATGTTAGCCGCGTCAAAGTGATAGGAATAATCACTATAAGATTATGAGAGAGGATTTATGAGTACCTTTATTTCTGACACCATCGAGAAACCGGCTACAAAACAAAAAAATACCATAAACATTAAATGTATTATTGCAAATATCGCGCAAGCAAACATCCTGTATTCAGGAACAACATGTACTACCTTTTGGACAAACTCGTGCCTGAATTCATATAATAAATACAAAAATCAGAATGACAGCATGGGTGGAAAAAATAAAAATGAATTTAAATATCATATACTGACTACATATTTGGTCAACCAAACACATACAGAACCTGTTCCTTGCTATAATTTAGAAACCATTGTCGATTACGGATATGCACTCTATAAGCGGAGAGGGCGGTATATGCATTTAGTTGATATTATTCCTCTTATTAAGATAAAAAATAAAATTCCATTGATAATAGAAAGTCGTCATACAACAGACTAATAAAAAAAATAAAGTCACTAAATTTTTATAATTATAAAAATTTAATTACAGCGCCTGCGCTGGGGAATATTTATAATATAAATCCACAACGGTTATACACAAGAAAAAATATGGAAGGCATGTATTATATGGCAACCGCAACGCTGCATTGAAAATACATTTAAATAATACCTAGACTACCTAATGAGAAAACAAAAGGATTAGGGAATAGCTTATCCAGATAATGAAAATTCCACAAGGTATTCCTGCTGACATGATCAATACTGCAAGTGAAAACGGGAATAAATCTTCATACTGATATGATGAACGGGAACCTGATGCGGTGACCTACAACGGAAGATCAAAAAAATTAAATGGTATCCCTCTGTATCGGGCGGGAATACACGATTTTTGGGTGACGGCTGGGAAGGTAGCCACTAAAAAAGTTATCAGGGTGGCTTTGGCAAGCTAATGAAATGATCAAAAAAAGGAAGCAGTAAGTTATGGCAACGAGATACATTAGTCTTAAAGAGATGTGCAAATTGGTAGGGAAGAGCCACCCCACTTTGTGGCGGATGTGGGCAAAAAGAAACGAATTCCCAAAACCATCAAAGACGGAAAGCGGGATTTTTTTGGGCTGGCCTGAAGAAGTTTATGAAAAGTGGGTTAAAGATAAAAATCCTTAAGACACCCGTTAGAACACCTGCGCTTCCTGCGACATCTAGAGAAATATTGGTAACTCTTTGATTTTATGGTCCTACAGGATTCGATAAAAACAATTAATTAATTGTTTTTAAATGATTTTATTTAGTTCAATTATCTTACATGCCCCCTATAATGCCCCCAAAAAATAAGTTCTATAGAATTATCCATAAGCAATCGTAATCTATCTTTAAATGCTGGTATGGGAAATATTTGGTACATAAATTTGTTTGACCTCACACCTAAGATATGAGGCGAGAAAGCATTACTTTCATATCATGATATTTTGTGCCGATTAATCAGAAGTCTCATTAGTAAGCTGTCTAAGCGCAACCGTAGCAATTTCTCTTAGAAGGCTTTTCCTTTGATTTTCATTCGTTGTATCGGAAAGCAAATTAGCAAATTGTAGAATTTGGTTATCTGTTGTTACAGCTTGATTATATCCTGCAAATTCATAAAACCTATTTAATCCACATATTGATATGGTTTTTTCTCCTTTTTCTGATTTAGAAAAATAAAACTCACCTATTTTAACGGGTTCTATATGATCTTCATAATTATCTAAATGAGGATGGACAATAAAGTAATCCAAAGAATTTAAAGGTAGTTTTTTCCTGGCTTTACTATGTGTAACTTTATTAGAACCTTTTCTCTGATTACATTCAGGGCATGAAACACAAAGATTTTTAGGCTCAAACATAAACTCATGAACAGATTCTCTTGATATTATATGCTCAATATCCCAATGTCTTCCATGGTTACTTCTAATCTCCTGTTTGCAATACGCACAAGTATGTTTTTGTTCTCTTATATAAAAATCTTTTATTTCTCGCCTTACCACTTCAAGATCATCATCTCCCCAACTTCCACCACAAAAATTCTCTTCTTCCATTTTTTCTAAAATTCTTCTAGATGATTGTTCGGAATAAATAATTTCGTTTATCATTTTTGTAGCTTCCTTTCGATTTCTACTGCCAGATCTATCAATTTTCTAACGCTATCATTTTTATCAATTTTATTTCTATTTTTTATTAGTAACTCTAAATCTGATGAATCATCATTTTTATCGTAAGTACCATTTGACAAAACGGTCAATATATTTACAGCAATGCGTTTTAAATATTAATTTTCAACTCCCGGCGCCTCAAATAAAGTTGCAAGTTGAAAATCTGCCGATTTATTTACATAGCTTTTCGCTGGGATAATATCTCCATTTTCAATTAATGTTACGAAACAATTTTTTTCACTTAAATTAGATATTATCTGTGGTGAATGTGTTGCGACTATAAAATGACAACCTTTTATATGAGTAAATACTTCCATCAGAAGATGAATATATGTTTCTTGCCACTCAGGATGCAAACTTATTTCAGGCTCATCAATTAATATCAATGAGTTATCTTCAATACTTGCAGCAATACCAAATACATTTAATAAAATACATTGTTGTCCTGAACTTGCATCGTTTATGCTAAACTCTCTATTTTCTTCTTCATAAAAAAAACCTCACTTTCTTTTTCTTCATCATTATTCTTTGAAGAGCGAACAATAACATCATAAATATTTAATATACCTATATCTGAAAGAATCTTTATATCCGAAAGAAATTTTTTAAAGTAGTCATCCACCTGATTTTTGCTATAATCAATTTCGAAAATTATAACTCTTGATGAATCAGTTTTATTACAGTATTCATATAATGAAACAAAAGCATCACGTAATTTAGAGTAAGTAATATCATATTTATTTTTTAGGAAGTTAAGCTCTCTTTGGGCTGCTGATGAAACATAGGTCATAAATTGTCCTATATTCATTTCATAGAGATTATCCATGAACTTATTTATTCCATGTTTAAGCCTAAAGTGTAACTCAAATCTTGATTCAAACCCTAAAAAAGATAACACTTTTGGGATGGTATATTGATCTTTGTTCAATGAACCTTTTGCAGCAGAAAAGAATAATTTTTCAATCAATGAAAGAACTGCTTTATTTTTAGAGCTTTCATTTAAGCCATAGTAATTATAAAATGAATCATCATCATCATTTATTCTTGATGAAAAATAAACTCTTTCTTCTGGGAACTTATCAAATGGACTTGTTGAAACAGTTATTATCTTTTTTGGGCGAAATTTATTTTTCTCATATTGGGATCTAAATGAATTAGATATACTACGTCCATTAACTTCTATCTCCTTAATATCATTACCAGAAATTATTTTAATTGAAAAATAATGCTCTTCTTGCCTATATTTACTTCCTGCTCCTATATCCCTTTTGAGCAACTTATTCCCCACAAAAACTGAGCACAAAGCTTGGATTCGCATAATAAGTGCAATTTCTGAGAAAGGCGGTCAGTTGCTATAGTAGGCAT